TCTTGACGGTCATCCATAGTTGGAACCTCCACGTCCGAACCCCGTTGTGCCAACGGTTTTTTATTAAACAATAAATTCTGTTCTTGTAATCCAAAGCGCTTGATGTTGCAAGCGGCGAGCAAGTCACGGTCGTTCACCGATCCACAGTTAGGACACACCCATTCCCTTTCAGAAAGTTTCAGCCCTCTATAAACGTGTCCGCAAGAACACATTTTAGACGAAGGATCGAACTCGGAGAACGATTGAGGAATCTCAAATTTAGAATGAGTTGATTCCAACTCTTCCCATCTGTCTATAATTTTCTCTCTCAACTTTACATCATATCCAGAAGCCAATATTAAACACCCCTTTTTAGTTAGGAAGTAACAAGGACGTTCCATGCCGTTAGCATCTGTGTATGAACCCAATCCAAAATTGGATTCGGATACCCCTTGGTCTAATACGTTTCTAATATCACGCATTACATGAGAATGTTGTTTCCCTGTTATCTCTGCAATTTGTATGGATGTCATTGTTTCATGTTTGCCATCCACCCCTGTAATTTTAATAATATCGCTCATACTATTTTAATTTTGATAATATATTAGAATTTTCGAACACCCACAATTTAGCTTTTGGCCCCCCACCCATCATAAGCATCTCGATAGCAAGTACAGGATGCAACCACGTGGCGGCTCCTCTCCCCTTGTCTTTCTTTATCACGCTCTCTTCTTTAAGAGTAGATATTAATTCTTTCACGGGATTAGAATTCAACCATTGGGTAGCGTTAAATACTGACTTATTCTCTTCTATACGAATCCTGTTTATTATATTGCAAACATCAGAACTTCGCACGTAGTTTTTGTCTTCACTTATGCGGACTCTATGCCACATTTCAGTAATAATTTCATTTATTTCCATGATATTAAAATTAAATTTGACTTTGCAAATATACGAATAATATTTATAAAAACAATATATCTGTATATATTTTATTGTTGATAAAAATGCATTCCATAAATTTCTATTTAATAAAATTTTATATCAAAAAAATAACCATGATGTTACTATTTGAATCATAGTGTTTTATAAAAACGGGAATTCCCGTTTTTATCGTAACTTATTGATAATCAGCAAAAGCTAAAATTAGTTAAAACAGTGTAGGTATACTGCATTTCACGGTATACCCCATCCCAGGGTACACCTCCCCTTATCACTAGTAAGATCAGGTACCTAACGTCGGTTATCCCGACGGCAGGTCGTGGTCGGAATTCCGACCTCGCCTGATAATCAGCCGATATGGGAATTCACATATCGGGGAATAAAAAAGATACCCACCCTTGGAGGGGGTGGGCATACTTGATAATTACCAATATGAAACTAACTAACCACTCAAACTTTCTTGTGTTTGATTTTAAGCATGTCAATGTAGCGATAAAGTCTTTCTTTCGTTGGCTTGAGTCCACATCTTGATATTTTACTGTTAAACGCACTGTCAGTCTTACCAGTGATCTTCTTCGCTTGCTCATAATTTACTTTAACGTTGAGGTATGGTTTAAGTACCTCGGTCATTGCATCTATATCATCCTCGGTGATGTTGTCACAATAACCATTATCAATCATGTCGGCGAAGTGCCTGAACAATCTACTTAGATTCGTCAATTTTACAGCACCCATGTTTGAAATATAAAATGGTTGAAGTTACGGCTGATACTACAACAGATACCGAAGCAATACTCAATAATGTCCAGAACTCAATCGTGTAATTTGATAATACATCAATTAATTGTACGCCACATTGTATTAGTAAGTTGATTATTAATACCCTGTGCCATGAACAAAATCTAAATCGTTTCGACAAATGCCATAGCATAATGTCCACGTAAACGGAATGTCCTAAAACACAATCAAAAGACACCACCTCCACATCCATGAGTGATAGCGTAAGAACTATCGCTACATACATGTTTAACAGGATCGGGGCCAATTTTATAAGTCTAACCGTAGATTTCATTTCTTCTTACTACTTCTTCTAGGTTTACCATCCCATGTAATCTTTCTTGATGCAGTTGCTGGCCTCATTATGGGCCTGCGAACTGATGTCGTTTTCGTGTTTCTAGCCATACGCTTGTATTTACGTCATAAATATACGAAATGTTTCTCTTTTAAAAAGCTAATCCGCTACTTTTAAACGCTTTTCTGGTGTTACTCTCACGTTCCTTGTTAGCCTCCTGCCGGCGCTTGTAATTGGCACCGTCCTTGAGGATTGTTCTAAGGTTGGCCGTGAACACGTTCGGGACGATGAAAGTCATCAGCTCGAAGAACGCCCCACACGCCCGGAGGAACTCTTCTTCCGAGTCCGTTAGAGGCTCGTTATGTTCCGCACGATCGTATATCTTCCATGCCATGCTGGCGTTATCACCGATGGCGTTCATGAATATACCGATAGCCGGTAACACTTCCTCGAACAACTCTCCTAGCTTGATGTTATACGGGTTCTGCGGTCTGGCGTAAGTAGCCCACCCGGCGATCTTGGTTATTCCCTCGAACGTCTCGTTATCTATGGCTCCTATTTGCTCGGCGAACTTGACACCACCCAGTATGAACGATGCCGCCATGTCAGCCACGGTACCGTACCTTCCAAGGAATATACCGGCGAGACCTATGGCTCCATTCTTCAACGTTCTCTCCTGCATGACGTCCCATACCGAATCGTCGTCGTCCCCACCGAAAGCGAGGGAGGCGAGGTAAGCACCTATCAACGGCTTTGTAAGGTTGTACGCTATACTACGTGTGAAACGACTGGTAAGCATCCCCAGGCCATCGAGGAACATCTTCGAGTTGTTCTGGTTGGCTCCCTCTACCATTCGTCCCCACCCCACCTTCATCATCTCGACCTCCTTGATGGAGTAGGACATCATGAATCCCACCCACCTACCGAGTACCTCGTCACGGGATATGTTCTTTGACCACGGTAATAACCGGGTCTTGGACGCTTGAGACACGGGAGCCACGGTGTTGAACGATTCCTGCGTTCTCTTCATGGCGTCACGGTGGGCGGTCCTGAAATCTTTCGTTATATCCCTGCGGTACTTGTCATCCTTCTGCCACCTGTCAATATCAAGCCCGGAACCGTTAAGCTCGTTGAACCTGTTATTGAATATCTTGATGTACATGTTGGAAGACGTGATAAGGTCGGGGAACCTGATCCAAGCGTCTATTATCTTGGCGTTCTTCCCGGTTTTCTTCCCGTAAGCGTCACGTGTAAGCTCGCTATACTTGGACATCATCTCGGCGTCAGGAACGGAATAAAACTCGTACATGTCTCTCATGGCTTGCTGCTGCTGGATGTTCTTGACCATCGTCACTGGATTAACGCTGATCCCGTCACTTATGATCGCTCCCCCAACGTTGGTCACTATCTCGGTTGCCATCTTGGCGGGGTTCACGAGCAAGGCCGTACGTGCGGCACTACTTATGTACTTGTTAAACTTGTTCCAGTTGTTATTCGTCCGGTTGTGGAAGTTATCAAGGTGATAGGTGGATATTATACGATCCTTTATCGTGTTGACGTATGCGTTTAATATCATCTTCTCGTCCTTGTTCGTTCCCGGCCTGTTCATCCTGTCCTTGAAAGCCTTCACCACGGCGTTGTACGGGTGTACCACGTTGAACTCCATCGTGGCTTCCTCTATCGAGCGAGTGACCATAGAGGCGATGTCGAAATTCACCTTGTGGATACCTCCCCTCCTCGAATGTATGGCGTGTGCCGCCGGCAATTGACCACCCCAGTTCTCGTTGGCCATCTCCTGTATGGTCTCTATTGCTTGTATGTCCGTGCTGCCACCGGTGGATTGACGGGGGGCGTAATCAACTTGATCGAACCCGGTGTCGTACCCACGGAAGGCGGCGCTCGCGATGTTCATGTCTCTTAGCTCGCCGTCGAATATCTGGCGGGCGGCGTTGATAAGGGTTCTCACGGCCTTGGCATCACGGGCGGGGAGGGAGTCAATCGTCTTGTCGATGTTAACCGAACCGTCCTCGTCAAGCACGAATAACTCGGTGGCGTTGTTGATCCTTCTCGTCTCCACGGCGTCCCTGTTGGCGATGTCGTTCTTGACCGTGAGAAACCACGAGTGATTCAACTTGGAAACTCCCTCCTTCCCTACAAGATCATTCTTCTGGTAGTTATTCTCTATCATGAGCATCCCGGCGAGGTCCATCATGGTTCTACCTCTCGTGTTTAACACGCCAACCGGGAGAACGTAATACTTGCTGAACTCTTCTAGCGCCGACGCCCACGGTTTCAACATTCTAGCTTGAGCCACGTGAGCCTGTATGGTTGCCGGTTCTATGTACTTGGTCACTATGTTGTCGTAGATGGGGGTAGAATAGTTATCCCACAGCATGTACTCGGCGGTGTTCAAGTCACGAATATCGAGCGCTTTCTGTAACTTGTAAGCCCGATCCCGCCACTTCTCCATCTTTCCACTGTTAACTAGAGCGTCTAGTTTAGGATCAATCTCGTTCTTGAAGGACTCGAACATGTCGTGTCGAGCGAGGTCCTCTTGAGCCTGTACCAGCTCGCGGGTGATATACCCGTTGTTCAAGTTATACAGGGCGTTATAGAGCCTGTTAAGCTGGAAATTAGTCAGGGTTGGTATATACTCGGCGTTAGATAATATACTAGATACCGTCACGGAGAGGGGGGAAGTACCCATCGGGTACATCTGGTAAGCGTCTTCCAGCTCCATGCCTACCATCTCTTCCACGTTATCACGCACCTTCTGGTTCATCTTCTCGAATCCCTTCTCTCCCGTCATGAAGTTGTCAATCTTCTCGGAGATGGATTGCAGGTCATTTTCGGATATTTGATCGTTCTCGTATAACCTGAACGCCTTGTTTCGTATGTTGTTTATAGACCTCAGGTATCTATTCATGTCCTTGAACGAGGCCTCGTCCAGCTCGTTAGACATCTTGCTTATTCTCTTGTCAACGTTTTGCAAGAATCTATCCACGGATTCCGGGGTCAGCTTGTTCTTCCCCTCCCCCTCTTCAACCTTGTAGATGTCCACTAGGTATTCTGTCAGCTCAGAGAATCTCCCGTCCTGTATGTCGGCAACCACGTTGTTGAACATGTCGAGGTCTCCCGGGGTCATGTTGTCCGTGGGAGTGTCAAGGAAATCTAGCAATTGCTGTTTCTTCGCCTTGGTCATGTTGGAGCGTCTCACGGCCTGTTTCGCCTTCTTCACGTCGTTGCCACGCTCTTCAAGCGTTGCCTTCTGTTGTTGCTCGTTAATCATCCTCTCCACCTCGTTAACAAGATTCTGGTACTTTGCCTGAGTCTTTATACCTCCCGCCAGCTTGGACATTATCTTCCGGTACTGGGCGGGAGTTAACAGGTTCTGCCCCTCCCTGATTACCCCACGAATCTTCTTGAGGCGACTGGTGAGGTCACCGGCGCCCTTCCTGTAAGCGCCTATACCTAGCTGTCGAACCTTGTTCCTCAATCGTGCGGTGGCCTCCTTCGTGGTTACAGGTTTCTTGTTGATCTTGTAAGGGGTCTCACGTATGTACGGTATCTTCTCGTCACCGAATATCTCCTCGTGGTTATCGTTAAACTCTTCCTCCGCCAGTTTCTTTTCCTCTTTCGTTAACGACTTCCACTCGTCAGTTTTCTTCACCTCTTCCCACGCCAGCTCTTTAGGGGCTATACCCTCGTCCTTGTACTTCTCGTAGTAGTCTCTAGCCACCTGCATGGGTAGCTTGTCGAGGGTGGGGGTCTGGCTTACTTTCTCTTCTTGTTGCTGGCGTGTACTTTCAGTCCCGTTGACTTCTGACACACCGCCCACGGGTTCACTTTCTTTCCTGACTTGCTGTTCTGTGCCTTCACTTTCCGAACGCACCTCTCTAGTTTCGCTGGCATCTTGCTTAATTTTACCTTGTTCAACTTCTTTTTCTTCACTCTTTACCTCTTCTCGAACGGGGGTGAGGTCGTTATAATCGACGATAACACGGTTACCATCGGCGTCCTCCACCTCTACCTTCCCCTCCTCCCGTACCGTGGTATCGGTAGCTTGAACCTCCTTGCCCTGATACGTGAATCTCTCCCCCTCCGCCTGGAAGTTCTCGTCGTTCATGGCATCCTGCAACCCGGTCAGGTGATCACGTAAATCAAGTTCCACGGCGTTCTTGAAGTAGTTCAAGGCGTTCGTGGCTAAATCCTTCTGCTCCTTCACCTTCTCTCCACCAGCCGTGAACTCGTCGTACAGGCCGTTTATGGCACCGTTTATCTCGTTCGTGGCATCCTCTATTTTAGTATCGGTAGTTAGTTCACCGTCAGCTATCAAGACGTCTATGCGCTCTCTAAGCTCGGACGGGATCATCTTGCCGTACTTGTTGGCACGGAATCGTATCTCCTCGGTTCGGGGTGGGGCTTTCCTTGCCTTGTTGGCTATCCATCCCGATCCTGACAGGCCTGTGGACATTAAAGCTATCGAGTACACCATTTCAAGGTCATCCGGTTTTATGAACTCTCTAGTGAGGTAATTGGACTCTCCCCTGTCTATGGCCGTCCACGACCCTCTCACCACGTCACCGAACTTCTCTTCTAGCATTTCCTCCGCCATACCTTTTATCCACCCGGTGAATCCCCTCTGCCCGTACCCGGCGAAACCTCCACGGTACATGATCTGGTCAAGACCACGACGAAGGGCGCTCTTGGTCATGGACTCTCTCACGGTATTCAACGGCTTTGCTGGCATGAATAAACCCTCGGAGAAGTTCTCCACGAACAGGTCCCCGAAATTGTTAAACACCGCCGTCTTCACGTCCACCCCGTTAGTTATATCGTTGGCAACGTTAGCCATGAAAGTCGGGCTTACCAGCGTTCGAGACGCTGCCTCGGTAGAATTCTTCGCCACCCAAGTGCTGAACTTCCCGGCGGATTTACCAACCCTCGTTCCAGCAACTTTTTCCACGGCTTTAGTGGCCACGTTAGCCGCTTTTGAAGACACGATCTTGCCACTTAAATCTATCGCCCTGTCAACGATCTTGGTGTTAGAAAGGGACTTTACTAGCGAGCTAGCGCCTATCTTCCTACCGGCTATGGTTGCCCCTCCCTTGATCGCCGTCTTGCCCAGTCCAACGAGACCACCAGTAAGGGCGAACTCGGTCATGAAACCTAGTGATTGTCCCATACCGTACCCCACCCTGAACGACGTGTTCGTGGCTCTCGACAACTCTTCTTGAGCCTGTATGTTTAACTGGAAGGCGTTAAGCAAGTTGATGTCATCTTGTGAGAATTGCTCGTCCATCAACCTTCTTACCTCCTCGTTAATGTACCCTTGCTTCACGGCTATCTCTGCGGCACTGTCGGGGGGTAACATTTCCCCGTCGGAGTACACGGGATGATCCCGGTACCTCCACTCGGGGTGTCGTGACATCACGTCCTCGTAAATTCCTTCAAGCCTCTGGTTAACGTTCCTTACCCTCTCGTTCTGACCGAGACGCTGGTTCAACAATATCAAGTTGGAGGCGTAATCTTTCAACCCCTCCCCGATACCGAGTGCCATGTTCGCCCCTCCTTCTTCCAACTTCTCCACTAGTTCGAGAGTCTTGCGGGTGTTATCGCTTAATATCAAGGAAGCGTTCGCCTCCCCGAATTCCCTCATGTTCTCTCCCGATATGGCGAGGGGGTCGTAAGTCATGGACTTCCATATGTTCTCCCTTCTGTCTTTCTCTCTACGGTCCCAGTACTTGTCACTTTCAGTCTTGGCTAGCTTGTATATCTCTTCGTTCTGTTTCTTCATGTCCGAGATGGTGGGGTTCATCCTCTCCACCTCGTTGGGATCAAGGTACGTCTCGTTAAGAAGTAACTGGTACTTGGCTCTTTCCTCCCCCGGCACGACGTAGGTCTTCCGTTCCGGGTCGTACACCATGCCAAGGTTGTTAGCCAGCCTTTTAGCGTAATCGTTTATCTCGTTGTTCGTTCCACCCGCTTCATCAATCCGTCTCTGGACACGACTAGAGAATAACCTCTCCTTCTGGAACGGGGTTAATTCCCCTCGTGACTTGTAGTAATCATCAAGGGCGCCTAGAGATGTTTCCAGCCTGAACTCTTGCCTCTCATCGGCGTTCTCCGGCAAGAACAACTTGCGCTCGTCGGGGGTGAAGTACCCGTACGTTGACTTCATGTACCTCGGGTCTATGACATCGTAATTGTCATACAACTTCTCCATGTACTTGTCGTTAACGGACCCCTCTGGAAAACCTATTGATTTAGCCAGCGTCTTCATGAGCTTGGCGGGGTTTCCCCCCGTCCCTTCCCAAGCGCTGTTCACGTAATCATCGGTGACGTTAGACGTGTCAATACCCTGATCGTTGGCGAAGTCTAACAGTATATCCTTGTATAATGTCTTGTCTACCTTTCTACCGTCATTCATGATACTCTAGTTTTGACCGAAAGAAGGAAGTCCTCTCGATCCATTATTACTTCTAACCGTGATACTTCTACTAGTTTGGTTCCCGCCTCTTCTAGCCCCGATCAAGAATTGAGGATTATTCACTCTTGCACCGCCAGTTGAAGTGGCCATTGAGGTAATCTTCCCAAGTTCGTTAATTATCTTTCCAGCAAATTTCTCTGGATCATTGTACCGTATAGCGAACACCTCGTTACCTTCCCTGTCTTCAAGCACTAAATCCTGTCCCCTCCAAAAGAACAAGTCATCCGTCCTGACATTACCTTGAAGCGCACCGCTATTAATCATTTCTTGTAACGTTGCCCTGATGCTTTCCTTGGTTGATGTTCCTTTGTTCTTCCCTTCTATTATATCGTTAGATATAGAACGTATCCTCTCTATGTAAGGAGATATTGCGGGATCATTCTCTATGTCGCCAGACTCGTTAACACGTTTACCAATCACCCTAGGAGATACGTTAAAATTAAACCCGTTCAATATGTCAGAGTCGAGTAACTTCTCGCCAGATTGAGCGCCACCGTTCCAGTAGTCCTTGAGATATAGAGTGGCTTGTTTGACAGATTCAGGATCATCCATCTTGAAGCTAATGTCAAAACCTTGATCAAATTTAGATGACGCCTGTCCTTGTCGTTTCTTACCCTCGCTAACGAAATGTAATGTAGTGACATCACCGGCAGCAGATATTCCTTGAAGTTGAGCCTTCACGTTCTCCCCATCCTTGTTCACGTAAGATATGGATTTAGTACCAACAAACCTTTGAATGGCATCTTTCTCTCCATTAAGCGCTCTCTGTATGTAATCAAGTGCCACATCAACATTCTCCATCTTTCTACTCTCGGAGTAACTAACGTAGTTCGGGTCTCTCTGCAACGATTGTTTCACGTTCTGGTCTGCCGCCATAGCCACGCGATCAACGAAATAAGCCTTGGCTTGCTCGGGAGTATCCCACAACCCTATCGTGGCCCCTTTCTGCATGTAAGGATTGGTTTCGTAATTATTACGGAACGTCGATTCCCAGTAATCACCAGCCCTTTGTTTTATATTGTTAAGGTTAGTGGACTCTATATTGAGTATATTGCCGTCAGGGGTTCTCTGGAAACTTCTCACCACGGAATCACCTATCTGCTTGATGGAATTATTCATCAACCCGTCAAGGTCCACGAACGGTTTCAGTTTTCCGCTTAATTTAGCCTTTAGCTCCGATGGAGAACCTGACGCTATCGGCCTACCTTTCCTGTCATATATAGTGTAGTTTAACATCCCGTTTTGGTACCACATGTCAATACTATCTCCAATACTATAAATACCGGTGCTTTTCTGTTTAACACCATTCTCGCCGGCAGACATGATAGCGTATCCTATGTCGTTCACCAGATCGGCGTTCATCACTTCATCTATACCCCCCTTCCCCGTATTTGCAAGGCCTTCAAGGAACCCTTGAAAATCTTTCATCTGGTTGGTGTAAGATGCAGCCTTATTCTTCATGTCACCGATCTTTACCATTATCTCTGACTTGCGAGTGGGGGTGATAAGCGGGTTCGCCAGCTCCCTTCTCATGTCAGCTATCTCGTTCTGGGTATGCTCCATCAATATCGCTATACTGTCCCTGTCGAAAGCCTGTGGTTGAAGGTCTAACGCTCCGGTAGCCAGCTTGTCAAATTCTTTCAAGTTAGCTTGTAATTCATCTTGAGCCTCTTTCGCTTGTTTGGCGTACAGCTTTTCTCGCTCAAGCTCCATAGCTTTTAGTTGCATCCCCATGTTAAGGGAATTCATCGCGGTTTGCCCGAAGTCGGCCTCTACGGGTTTCACCCCCATGTAAGCCTCTCCTGTATATTGATTCGCCATGTTACTTCAATTTTAAAGTTGGTTGAGGTGGCATTACTGATGTTACCGGGGTTCCAGTACCCGTGAATTTACCAAGGTCATTCACTCCCAGTGATCCGGTTGACGTCATGGGATCAACGTTCTTTCTTCTGGTCAAGTCAAGACCTGATAACATCCCGCCTATTGACTGCAAGCCACCTAGTGCCTCCGTCATTCCAGCGTACCGACCCTGTCTTCCCGCCTCGTACAAGGCACCGTAACCGGCAAGCTCCCGTTGTTCACGGTTCTCCCTAGCTTGGAATTCCCTGCTCTCTTGCTCGGCTGCCATGATTGCTTGTTGTTTTTGTAACTCGTACAACTGGTTCTGGAAATTAGCCGCCAGTTGTTCCTCTTGAGCGTAAGTTTGCTCCTGTATGCCGGGTAATAAAGACAATCCCCTCGCCCCGGCCGAGGATGCCTGTTCCGAATAGTTAGCCGACTCTTGCTGTACCCTCTTCAACTGTTGAACGTACTGGTCGGTTGGAGTGTCTACCGCCATGAGATAGTTGTTGAAGTCTATCTCCTGACGCTGGTAATTGTCGATGTTTTTCTTCGCCTCCTTCGCCTGTTTCGCCTCTTTCACGGACTTGGCTACCCCTAAACCCGTTGATGCTAGCGCCGTTCCGGCGAGGATGATAGATGTCGCTGCTGCCATCACTTTAAAATTTTAATCATTTGAACCATGTTCGTGTCACTAATCTCGAAACCACATTTCTTGAGGCCGTTCACTAGACCGGCGTCGTTGGAAGTGGTGAATATCGCTTCCACGCCCGTTGCCCGCAGCATGGATTCCAATTTGCCAATCAAGAACTCCTTCGCCCCCCTCTTCCGGGAGACGTCGATCTTCTTGCTTGTTAATAACCATTCTAGCCAGCATATCCCCGTTCCGGTCATGTACACGAAAGCCACGTACAACGGGCCTTCATCGTCTTCCACGATATACCCGCATGGAAGGAAGTGAGGGGGTACTGGCTTCCACCCCCACTCTTCCCACCATTCACTTATCATGGCATGATCGGTCGGTTCGTAATTCCTGATTTTAAATTTTCGATTCATCTATATCAAGTTGTATTGATTTAACGAGTAACTTCTCTTTATCAACGCTAAAGTACGAAATTATTTCGAGATATTTTCCCCTGATAGCGTCACCGTTAACCCCGTCATCAACTTTAACGTACAGTACCTGTCCCTCGTTAACATCCACCGGGTCGGCTAGCGTCACCTCGTCATCTCTAACCACCTCGATAGACGTTACCACCTCCCCGTCCCTGAACACGTCCATGCCGGAATACACCAGCGACGCCGTGTACGTCCTGAACGTTTGCAACCCTTCCTCGTCACCGGCGGCAACGAAAAGTAGAACGGGTTGTGACGTCCCTTCCGCCTTCGGGATGAACGATTCCAGCAAGTTCTCCTTCTTCTTGAAGTAAGATTGATCTATCGTTCTCTCCAGGTCGAACGTCTTGAACGTGGTGGAGGTAGGGGAGATGTTAGATTCCAGTATCATGTTGTTATACACCTTGTTGGAATCTTGATACTCGTTGTTCACGAGGTGAATCTTGCTCGATACCGTTTTACCCAGTAACAGGTTCTGGTATCCCGGTTCCCCTCCCATCCTCCTTATGATGGTATCTTTAGTTGAGAAACAGTAAGCTCCCGCCCTAGCCATGAGATCAGGTACCATGTCGTAGAACGAGGTCCACCCGTCTACCGGTTCCATGAAGTTCACGCAACAATCATTCATCCCGACGATGTACGATGAAGTCTTGGGATCGTAAGCGCCACACTTCACGCCGCTAGTTGTCAACCTGTCGTGGAAGTAATTCAACATCCCGTAGGAGCTTACCGGGAACAACCCGTTGATACTCTTGCGTATCACCTGACCCGTGTTCGTGTCAACGAAGAAACGGGAGTTGCCGTAACGTGAATAGGTCTCGTAGTGAGACATCCCGTAATCCTCGGCGTACTCTTGTTGCTCGCCGAAAGTGTCTTCCGACTTCGCCACGATCGGGCTACCGGTGGCGGAATTAAGTATATTCTTCTTGTACATCACCCGGCTGCACTTGTTCCTCTGGTACACGTCTATATCGGAACCTATGTCATCAATCTTCACTATCTCGCCGTATTTCTTGGAAAGATCAGTGTAATTGATCAGGGACTGGTTGAACGAGGCTAGACCGTTATCTTTCGTGTCCTCCACGTACGGCTCTGAAACGGTAAGAGACGCGTACCTGTCCTCCCGGCTGTAATTATCCGATATGGCGTTCGGTCTTCCTAGAGTGGTGAACAACGTCCCGTTAGAGAACTTGTTTATCTCTCGTGCCGGACCGGTGGTAATCATCACGTCCCCGTCACTGTCTAGGACGTAGGAACCGGCAAGTCCCGCCGCCACGTCATGAATGCCGGGTATCTCTTGATAAACCACGGTATCGTCCTTGGTCTCGTACATGATAAGGTAGAAAACGGACGTGGTCCATCTCGATTCCTTCTTGAGTATGTCGTCTTCCGTGTACCCTTCCTTGGCTGAGGGTTCTATGATCAAGTAACGACCGTTGGGAACGTCCACCTTGTCAGGGTCTCCCATGTCAACCTTGGTACCGTCTGACAGCGTTACAGATAATTTTCCCGGTTCTCCCTGCACGATCACCTTGTCTTTTACCTCGAATATGTAACCTTTCGTGGATACCTCGGTGGCTATCGTCTCCATCTCGGAGACCAGTTCCAGCTTGTCGCCGGGGGTGGGGACTATCCACGGCATGGATGTTATCTCTAGGTAAAACTTCCCGTTTATCACGTAAGCGTTATCGAACCCGTCGATCACGTCGAATAACACCTTCGGGTTACGTCTGGCGAACTTGAACTTGGTCGCCCACGACGGGGCCTTCCCCTTCACCGTCACGGTAGCCACCCTCCCGATATTAGCGGCGTCAGCGTTTATCCTAGGCACGGTCACGTCAACGGGAGCCAGAACCGGGGAACATCTACCGAAGTCATCCATGAAGATGATCCCGTACCCTTGAGTGGTACCCGTTTTAAGCGAGTACGTGGTGGAAGTGGTGGGGGTGTTGTTCACCTTCACCTCTAGCGACACGTCGGTATCAATGTCAAAACCATCAACGTATCCCCCGAACAACAGGGAGTTCTGTATGATCATGCAGCTTCTAGCCATCATCGGGACGTTATCGAACAGCTTGTTCACGTCCTTCATGGGAACGAGGGGATAGTTGCCGGAGTAAGAGAACTTGTAAGTGTAATCCACGTTATCTTCAAGCCCCAGTTTCTTCTTGTCAATGGTTTTCACCTTGTACATTCCCGCCCCCGTCTTCATGAGTATCTCTATCTTCTCCACGTGTTCGTTACCGGTGTTAACCGTCACGTTAACGGCGGAGGTGGCGTTACTGATCTCGTTCAACGTCTCGTTCGAGTACGACCCACGCACGTAAGACACTGACGCCCCAACCACTCCCTCGTGAGAGTAGTTGTTTATCTTGGTTATCGACAACCCGTAATTCTGGGAGGCGAACAAGTAAGCGGTGTTACCGTTGATGGCCGTCACGTAGAACGTCCTGCCGTCAGGGGACATTGACATCCCGGTCACTTGATAGTTCTGCGGGTCACTCACGTACTGGGGGGTAACCTTTGACATCGTCTTACCGGAGTCTTTCGAGTAGTATATGGTGTCAACGGTCTTGCCGGCGAGGGCGAAGAACTTCCCGTTAGAAGAGCAACACATGAACTCGTTGACGAGGGAGGTGGATACCGTGGTGAAGTTCTTCCCGTAGTTCTCGGATACCAGCGTGTACTTGTTGTCGGTATCGAAGTTCTGGTTACAGGATACGTACACGACGCTACCGTCAGAATCGCATATAATCTTCACTCCCCTCGGCTTGCTTATTATGGATATGAAGTCATTCAATTTCACTTGAGTGAACGTGCCTCCTTTCCCGTACTCGGAACTGTAAGCGAACTCGCTCTTGTACACGACGTACACTTGCTTTCCAGAATCCGACATGCAGAAACCTCCCTCGTGCTGGTCACCGTCCCCCACGAACCCTTGAATCTCTGACAGGGAGTTATCGTTCTTGTTGTACTCGAACAGCATCAATTGCCCGTTATTACTTCCAGATGCACCATGAGTTCTAGCGTAATATATTTGATCACCAGCCTTGTTGATGTCACCACCGTCGTTCTTGTTTATGAACATGTCACCCACCACGTCGATAGCATCAGCGTTCGTCTTGAAGTGAGTGAAATACCCCCTCCCGGCCGGGTCCAGGTAATTATCCGTTGTACCCGTGAACGCTATAACACCCTCCGAGTGAAAGCTCGTGTCGTTTGCGTCAAAAGACCTCGTCTTGAAAGACTTCAAGTAAGCCTTCGAGAAACTGGTGTTAGGTAACGACATGGAAAGCTCGTGAGAGGTCCAGTACGTTTTCACGCCGGACACCGGGTCCATGTAAGAGTTAACGAACTTTACCTTGTCCTTGTACACGTAACATTCCACCATCATGTCATACTCTACCTTCTTCGAGTCCTCGTCATCAAGCTCGGAGGTTGACGTTGAATAAGGACTTATGGCTGAAGTCTCCCGTGTATCGTACACGTACCTAGCGGCGAACAACGGGTTGATGTTACGCATCTCCCCCAGTTCCGATTTCTCGGCTATCTCAACGTCAACGGAGAGAGGTGGACGTTTAACCAGCTTCATCGCCGTCCAGTCATAAAACTTGAAGTACCCTCTCGTCTTGCTGGTGTCTATCTCCACCGGCTCGTTGGTCATCCAGTCGTGGAACACCATGATGTCGTTAAGCATGGCGAACCCGCTCACCCTCGTTTGAAGGTTGAAGGGGGTGACAAGGTCCTGCGTGAGTACCTCCGGGGTGGAATCGTAAACGAAGGTGGTGGGCAGCATCTTCATCGCCCTCGCCTCCATCTTCTCCATGTCCACCTTGTAGATCGTTCCACCGTCATACGAGTCTCCCTTTTTCGGGGGTATGTCAAAACGGAACCTCTTGATAACAACGCACATGTAATGGTTGGTCTTCGGTGCCAGTTGAAGCCCGAGGAAACCGTACACGTACGCTTGATCCTTGTCGTACTCGGTGGACGTCCAGTAGTAATTACCGGAGCCTTCCTGCTCGTTCACCAGTGGTACCGGTGCTGACAAGGCACGAGCCGAACGGGTGGTGGGGGTGTCCTCTTGGACCTCCACGGCGGTACCCACCCCTATGTACTGGTTGTTGAACGTGATGATGTCTTCCTCCCTCTCGGAGATAAGGAACTTCCACGTCTCCTCGATGTTGTCTATCACGTCCTTGATCTCTTCCTTGGACGGCACGTACCACCCGAAACCTTGATTGTAGGCTTGCGTGAACACCGATTGATCGTCCTTCTTGTTGTGAAGGAAACATATCGTGTTGCGTAGACCGTCTTCCTCCCGCAAGGTGGATAGCTGGTCAACGAGGACGTGGCTTCCCTTGCCGGTAACGGAATCGTATTCCAGTATAGAAAAACCGCCTTGCTTGAGGGCGGTGAACAGGTATATCTTGTTGTTGTACTCGTACATGCCGGCGGTAACCGATCCGGCCGTGAACAGTGGCTCGTCGATGACCACCCTCGTCCCGTCCATGCTCTCGATGACACCGGAGTTCTCGTTATCGGTGTCTATCACACGGACGTTTCGAGCCTCACGGTATTGCCCCTTCGGCATGTAGCGGGGGTCGATGTCCATGTTCATCTTTCCCCCCGAGAAATCTTGTATTACCTTCATAATAAATAATTTGATGAACCACAAAAATAAATATTACATTGAAATAATCGAATCATTATTACTTTTTTATATGAATATTTTTCAAATATTTGAATATATCAGATATGTTTTGTATATTTGCGACATGAAACTGACATTGAAAATAAAACTTCTTCCAACTGGCGACCAGTATCAAGCTCTTCTTGAAACGATCAAGGAAGCTAATGCGGCTTGTAACCTTATCTCTGAAATCGCTTGGCAGAATAAAGTTTTTAATCAATTTAAACTTCATCACTTGTGTTATAATGACATTAGAGACAAGTTTAAACTTTCCGCTCAAATAGTTGTTCGTTGTATTAGCAAAGTTGCCGATGCGTACAAGCTTGACAGGAAGAAACGACGTGTTTTCAATGAACTTGGAAGTATAAGCTATGATAGCCGTGTACTTTCTTATCATGAAAACGTTGCTTCTATATGGACTGTTAACAAGAGGCAGAAGGTTGCTTTCGTTTGTCATAACACTAATTACCTTCCATATATCAAGGGAGAAGCCGATCTTGTTTTCAAGAGAGGCAAGTTTTACCTTTTTCAAACGGTAGAAGTTCCCGAGGAAGACGTGGAAGATGTCGAAGAGTTTATCGGTTGTGATTTTGGAATAACTGATATAGCCTGCACGTCTGACGGTAAAAAATACTCTTCTCAATTTCTTAACCAGTACAGGGAAAAACGAATGAAAATTCGTGGTTCTATTCAATCCAAAGGCACTAGAGGTAGAACACGTGAATGTAAACGTGGATGCGCTAGACTCTTGAAACGGCTTAAAGGGAAAGAGAGAACCACGGCAACGATAATCAATCACACCATCTCCAAGCGAATAGTCAATGAAGCTAAAACTAGAGGAGTTGGCATCGCCATTGAAGACTTGACAAACATCCGATCTAATTCCAAGCGTGGGAATAAAACGTTCAAAAGAGAACTTAACTCTTGGAGTTTTTCCCAACTCAGGTCTTTTATTGAATACAAGGCTAAAAGGGATGGAGTACCGTTGATTGTCGTTCCACCAGCATATACTTCCAAGACTTGTTCCAAGTGCCATCATATTGGTACTAGGAATAACAAGTCTTTCAAGTGCAAGCATTGCGGGAACGATATGGATGCGGATATTAATGCCGCTATAAATATCGCCCTGCTTGGGGCTGCCATAAACCAGCCTGAAAAATCGGGTATGTGGTGTGCTAATTTGCATATCTCTGCTTAGGTTTAAATTCAAAAGATGTTTTATTCTTGCAATGATAGTTTATAAGGCTCTGAGTAACGCTTGAATAATTTCCTCTCTCTTGAAGTTTATTTCAAACTTGGCGTCCTTGTAACGACGGTTCTTCTCTGCCTTCGCCCGTATCTTCTCGTTCATCGGCACGTTACGCCTTCTCTCGATGATCCGCCAGTATATGTCAGCTTCCAGGTACTTCTGCAAGTACGGGTGAACGTTGATCTTCGTGATGTCCGTGAAGTCCACGTTGGACACGTAGCATATAAGGATACGATCGTAACCCTCCGGCACGTCGTCGAAGGTGAGGGTGTTGTCCCTGTAATCGAACTGGTAACCGTTCTTGCTAACGAGGAAAGAGTTGTGACGGCACGGCAGCATGCACTCGGCTGACTTCATGCCGTTGAGATCAACCCCCTTCACGATCTCGTAGTCGTTGTTGTCTATCATCGTTTCTTCCTCGTTCGTCAGGATGTTCTGGGCGGCGTACACGTCATCGTTCTTGAGCATGTACGAGTACCACGTGTTGATGTTATCGTTGTAGAGGGCGGGAATCTTGTACCCGTCGTGCAGGAAGTAGATGGCTATGTAGTCGATGAAGTCGTTAGGCATCCTGAACTTGCCCACGGCGTTCATCTCCCCCTCCGCCTCCTTGTATTGCTTGTCACCCACGTATCGCAGTTCCTCGACCGCTCTCTGGGCGTGTTTTATGACCAGTTCCCTGCTGACACCGTGAACGTAACTGTCCGGGTCAGTGGCGTCTATTAACACCGAGTCGATAATGTCTGTTAGTTTAACGTTCATAATGCGTTATCCTTTTGAAATTCGTTAGCTTGATCCTGCGCCATCACTTGCATAACTTCAGCCTCCCGCAAGTGGACGCCGAAGCATAACGCTATCTCCACCACGAGGACGTTAAAGAAGTGTCTCGTCAGCGTGAAGTCTTGGTAGTTCCTGTCGGATTGGTTGAATACCGGCTTGCCCTCTATGACCACGTAAGTCCACCGTGGCACCGGTGGTATCTTGTAATAATGCACCTCTATGGAAGTACTGTCCGGCAACACCTGTATACCGTCTTCCGAGACCGAGTAATTAGGGTACGTGTCGGAAGGCCTGTTGTACCTAGAGTTACCTATCATTCTTAGCCGTGCCACGTCTATCATGGTAGCCTCTTTCCCCTCCCTGTACACGGCGTTTAACTTCTCGGTAGGGGGAAAAGGGAAGAAGGGGTCATCTTCCCCCTTCTCCAAATCTTCCACCACGGCGAGCTTGTACAAGGTGCTTTCAAGAATGTCTTTCGGTATTGCCGAGTATCCTTGCTTGTCCCTGTTATACTTCATTCTCAACCTGTTAGGTATCTCTGAATATATCTTGGACTGGGCCAGCCCGCAAACGGAGTTAAACTCGTCGGGAGTTATGACCCCGTACCCGTTCTTGTTGAGTAGCACGTTGACTACCTTGTACACCTCGTCTATCATTTATTCTAAGCGTTTAACTTGGTTAAAATCTTGTCATAAGCCACGCCACCTTCCTCGCTTGTCATCGCCCACTCGGCGAACTCGGAGATGACGTTAAGACCCGGGGCGCAAGTGTAGATAACACCCCCCGATGCCCAGCTTAATTCAGTCTTTCTCGAGTTCAACTTCAAGATGTTCAAGCGTATGCCCGATTGAATCTTGAACTTGATCGTGTTTCTCTTGTCACCGAACATCTCGATGATCTCCCGGGGGGGAGTTCCAGTCTCCATCTTGCCAAGGATACCGGCACGAAGGATGGTAGGATTCATCTCGGTGGTGATTCCCTTCAAGGTAGCGTAAACGGCCTGCAACACCTCGAAGTCTGATGTCTTGCAAAGTTCAACCACGGTAGCCATGTCAGTCCACGTGCTTTCCTCGATGGCGGCGTCAGCCTCAAGGTCCTCGATATAGAACACCTTGTCCTTGCCGTAGAAAGGATGCAGCATGAGAAACATCTGCAAGCCTCTATCTTCCGGGTAAATGGTCCACCGGTCACCGGGGAAGTCCACACGTCTAAGCTCTACCGGCCCGTCGATGTTCTGGTCGTTCTCGATGGCGGTGGGGGATACCGGGGTGTAACGGAGGTTGAACACGTAAGTCTCCCCGTTCTTGCCGGTGTACACGTGACGTGTCTTCGGTCTTAACGAGTGATTGTTACGGGTACCCGTGAGGAGGAACGTTAACGGTTTCTTCCCCAACCCCCTCTTCTCTAGGTCGGCGATAATTTGCTCTTTAGCCTCTTCTTCCGTGATTCTCTTTGTTTCTTTAGTACTTGCCATATTAGATTCGAGGCACTTACGCTTTCACGTATTGACGCTTCACGGGAACGCTACTTTTTAGGTCAATCTCTTGACGGTCATCCATAGTTGGAACCTCCACGTCCGAACCCCGTTGTGCCAACGGTTTTTTGTTAATTAAATTCAGATTCAAATAAAATGGGGGAGGGGTTATTATTCCCTTCCCCCGAGGTTTAATATTTAAAGTCAATTAAGCCTAGGCTGACACGCCTTCGAAGATCGCCCATTTCTTCAATCCCACGCAGCGCAATCCCCATTCAGACAACCAGTCGATACCGAAAACGTCCCAGGTGTTGGTAGCGTCCGGCACGTTCTGTGAACCGTGGAACGTGGTTACAAGCTCACGGCTGTATCCCGGCATGCCCTTGTACAACTTGGTCAAGTACGGGGCGTTGATCGTGCTGTTCTGCCCGCTCAAGTCACCGTTGTAACCGGTGGTGATAGAAGCACGTCCTAGCGGTACCATGATACCGTGGATTTGGTTCTCTGCGGCGAAGTTATCCGGGTTCAAAACGGTCGGGTCTTTCAACAGTTTCCAGGTGGTCTTGTAGAACTCGTACCCACCCATCTTGAATGCGTCGAATCCGAAGTCAAGCATGCGTTGCTTGTTATCGAAGTAACCCCATGTAGCGGAACCAGCCCCACCAACTTTAGCCAACCAGTTGTCGATTGACAACGATGCCTCGGTAGACAAGTACAACAAGTTGTAAGTCTCGCCGTTAACCTTGTCAAGACGCTTGATGATTGACTCGATGTCGGCAGTACCGGCGATGTTGCCCTCGAAGCTGTTACCACCGTTTCTGATCTGGTCGAACACTCCCTCGATACCACGGAACCCTGCGGTCTTGGCGTCAGAAGCGTCAACGGCTTTCTTCCCAACGAACGCTTGAATCTCCATTTGATCCAGCATTCTCTCTCTAGCCTCCTCGATCTCGGCGCTCGTCCAGAATGCGTTTCCATCCGGGGTTTTCAACCACGTTGCGTCGCACATGTCGGAACCGTTGATCTCGAACATGTCCTTGCCGATGATAAGGGACGTGCTACCGATCTCAACCTCACGGGTCAAGGCACGGGTCATACCCGGTGTTCCCTTCTGGAACTCGTAACCGGCAGCCATGATGGTCAACCCGGTAGTCCCAACGGTCCAGTCTGCACCGTCATAGGTTTTAGCGGTGAACTTGCCAGCGTCGTAATCGTCCGGCACGCAGATACCGTAGTTCACTTTCTTGCCGGCCTTGTCGATAACCATGAAGTTCTCGTTCGGACGAATGGTGTGAGCGGCGATCGTGAACACGTCACCGGCACGGGTCACGCCTTCCAGCAATTTACGTCTACGTCCGGTCATCCCGAAGAACTGGGTGTCGGCGGAGATCATCTCTTTTTGAGCGTATTTATCAAGGAACCCACGGATCGTTTGATTACCGTACTGGTCGATGATTCTGTCCTTCAATGAAGGGTAAAACTTGGTAGTGAAGTCATATAGACTCATGTAGTTACCGGAGATCGGTTGAACTTTAATGTTCGGATCAAGGTAAAAATCTGATGTAACACTTGTAAGCATAATATTCTATCTTATAAAGTTCTTGTCTTTGAGGAACCTCAGGAACTCGTCCTCCGATGGACCTTTGACGTCTCCCGGTTTAGGGGCGTCAGTGGTGGCGTTGGACTTCTTCTTCATTTCCTCCTCGACGGTATTAGCTTTCACCGCCTTGGCGTGTTCTTCCAGTATCTTCGGCAATTCCATCCCGGCGGTGATCACTCTTACCAGGTTGCCGTAATTGAAGGTACCGTCCTCGTTCTTGAACGTTCCCAGCAGCGAGTCGATCCCGTCGAACACTTTATCGTATCTCGACTTGTCACGAATCTCGTAACTAAAACCGTCAATCTCGATCTTATCAAGACTTGACAAGGCTCCTTTCACCCCCTTCACCCATTCTTCTTTTCCCTTGTCAACGTTTTCCTCCACACGCTTGAGAGGAGTCTTGTATTGCTCTTTCTGGGCGTTAAAATACTTTCTAGCTTCCTCGGCCTTGGTCTTCAAGCTAACCAGCTTTGACCTGTTCTTGCGGTCAATTGCCTTTCTCTCGTCATCTAGCATGTCCTCGGTCACCTCCTCGGTCTGGAAGTAGTCTTCATACATGACTTCAATATCCTCCTTGTCTAGTGACGGGTATTGAGTCTTGAGGTACTCCTTGACAACTTTCTCGTTAGGCTCGTTGTCCCAGTCTTTCTGTACCTTGAAGTAATCGTCCACTCCCCTCCCGGTTTCCCGGACGAACTTGTCGATGTTAGCCACGTCAGGACTGGCGTAATCAACGGGTTTCTCAACCTCTTTTTCCACCTCTCGAATCTCTACCAGATCATCCCACGTCTTCACTTCCTTACCTACCTTACCGGCCAGGTATCCCAGTATTTTCTCTTCCGGTACCTTCGAGAAATCTATTTCCTGATCATCGACCTTGTTGACATCCTCTACCTTGTCGGGGGTAGGGGCGCCTGCCTTGTCTTCAACTTTCGGCTCCGGTGCGGTTTCTCCCTCCTTGGCGGCAGGGACTTGCTCTCCCGGTTTAAAAGTTATGTCTTTCAGTATTTCATCTAACTTTCCCATTCGATTTGATTTAAATTGTTACACAAATATATAGAGAAAATCTATAACAACAAAGCGTTGAACGATTTTCTAGGTTTCTTTTATCTTGATCCCGTGTACTTTAAGCATCAACTTGCGCTTTATCTTGTAAACGTCAGTGCGGAATCCCTTGGTGTCTTCCACCACGGTCTCCCCCGTCTCGACGTCGGTGTACACGAAATCTGCCACGTACTTGCAGGCAAGCTCCACGCAGTGCCTGTTTTTACCCTCCCCCTCGAACTGTGCCGGGATCAACGTGTACGTTACTTGTTCTTGCAAGTCCTTTATCTTGCCGGCCTTCTCCAGTAGCTTGAGGGTGGCGGCACGGGCGGCCTCCTTCTTCGAGGCGTGACCACCCGACTTGACGTTCCCGTATTTAGACTTCCCTCTCATCCCCTCGCCCTCCTGTCTCCTTCAGTGCCGTTCTTCCTGCCTCGATTGGCGGAAGATGACGTGTACCTTCTCGTGGCGTGATCGTAGTCCTTTCCGGCACGAGACGCCTTCCCGTGTTTCTTGTCATGTTCACGGTTACGCTGGCTAAGCTCGGCCCGTTTCTTCCTTTGCTCCGGGCGACGGTTAACCTCCGTGTCCGTTTTCTTTTTTTTCTCTCTAGCTTCCGGGTGATCCCGGTAATACTTGGCTGACCTGGATAGTTCAGACCTGTTCTTCTTCGGTGGTGCCATCTCCTGTATAATTTTGCGTTTGGTTAACTTCTTCCATCGGTGGAATCTCGACTGGTGGGGCGGCCTGAACGTCCTGCATGGCGTTCATGCTCTCGAAGGGTATCGTGGCCCCTCCCCTCTGTCTCTGGTTTATCATGGCGCTCTGTTGCTGCGCTTGCTTGTACGTTCTCGCGTCCTTTGCCCGCTCCTTGTACTGGTTGGATTCGGCGGTTACCCGTGCTTGCAACCCTAGTTCCCGCATCCTCAACTGGTGCTTGACACGTTCCAGAATGATCTCTCCCTCCACCTTCTTCTCGTTTATCTGGATTTCGGATTGCGTCTTGAATTGCAATTCCTGACCCTTGGCTTGAATCTCCATCATCAGGGACTGCTGTTTCTGTTGTTCCACGGACACTTGAGCCTGAGCTTGCATCTGGGTCTTCATCGCCTCCATCTCCTTCTGTTTCCTGTACGCCTCGTCCTCCCGTTTCTTCATGACGACCTTCAAGTACCTTGACGCCATCTTCAAGTTGTCAATAGACAAGATGTCCATCCTGTCGGACAGGGTGATCTGCCCGGCTTGAACGGCGGCGAGTATCACTTGATCTAGCTTGGCTTTCTCCTCCGCGTCAGGAGCCACGTCAACGATCACGTCTAGGTTATACTTGTACAACGTCTTGTAGTCGTCTATGACATCATCCTCCATCAGGTAAGACATCACGTCATCCGAGAACGACTCCTTGTACATTGACATCTGTTGCGCCCTGTTAAGCGTGACCTCTCCTATCCCCTTCTTCATGCTCATCAACCCCTCGAAAATATGCTTGGTGGCGGTGTTGCTCATGTTAAGCGCCATCTGCTGCGTGCCTACCAGCGCCCCGTTAAGGGGAGCCGAACCGTCACGCACCCTGTTAACGCCGGTAACCTCGTAGCACATGTTCATGTTCTGGTTGTAAGCGTTTATAAGCTGCATGAGCTTCTGCCCGTCAGAAGTGGGGATGTTACGCAAGATGTTTCCCTGTAATACCTGATCATCGTCGTAAGCCGTACCCTTGTACAACAAGGCTCCCGTCTGGTACATCATGTCAAGAACGTCGGAGGGGGTGAGCTTGGCACCGGTACCGATGTCTATGTTCATCAATGCGTCCACGTTGATCTCGAACATGTCAGGTTTCATCTTGGAAATCAAGTGTCTAAGTTTCAATACTATAAGGTGTATATCCTCGGCGTAAGACTTCAAGTTCTCCACGATAGAGGGAACCGTTAGCTCGTACATGATGTACGGTGGCATTACCGTGTTAGCGTTATTCACCGGCCTGATCATGTCTCGCATCATGTGGTAATTGAACACGAGGTTCATGCCAAGCACGTAGTACCCCTCGAACCACACGTCGTATTTACCTTTTATCATCCTAGAAGATGATTCTTTCGGAAGGACGTAATCCCTGTCCTTGGGTATAAGGTTGTTGCGCTTGCGCTTGAACACCTCGTCCATCGTGGTCTTGAACGTGAAGTACATCACGGTGAACAAGTCGTCCTCGTTAGCCACCTCGTCAGGCTTGAACCTTCTATCTCCCACCCCCCTAGCCAGTTGACCGTACGATACCTCTCCACGACTCTTTCTCACGATCTCGCCGGCTGTCATCTCCATCATCTCGGCGAAGTAATAACATCCCTTCTTGTCACGGGTGTAGAGGGGGTCGTACGAGTGAAGAAGGTTCTTGCAGTCCACCCTTCTCATGATGACCCCGTAATTCGGGTCTGCCTCCACCCGCACGGCGGCCTCTCCTATCGTTACCAAGTCCTCGGCGATCCTGTTTTGAACCTCCCTGAAATAATTCAAGTCAAACGCCCTGTTAATGATGATTTCCGAGGCTATCTCTTTTTTCTGCCTGTATTCCAGTTGCATGTGAAGGTCTAGCTCTTCCTTGGAATCCGGCACGTAATCCGGCACGAAGTTGATACCGGTGGCTATCGTCATCTCTTGGGTGAAATCCTTGGTTAGCATCTCGGTTTCAAGTCTCTTTCGATACATGTTCCGCTCTTCCCTTGACATGATGTCCACGCCCTTGGTCTTTATCTTGAACATGTCGGCGGGGAAACTGTCCTTCACCACGTTAACGAACTTTGGAACCACGGACGTGAACTCCCAGTTGAGCGACAGGTAAGCCTGATCTTTCGGGATGTTAAGCATGTTCTTGAACCGGTCAATATCCACCTCGTTATCTCGAAGCGCTTCCAGTTCCTCGAACTTCTTCTTCCTGCTGGCGTAATCGTTGCCCGTGATCCACTCGAACTCTATGTACCGGGCGTATTCTAACCCGTAATCCTTGCTTTCCTTCTCCTCGTTGGAAGCCTCCCTGTTCGGGATCGTGACGTTTCTTCTTTGTTTATCCATTTTTTAACTTTCCATAAGTTCCAACATTCTCGTATATCCTGAACATGGGTCTCGCTGGCGCCGGTTCAATCGCTTCCACCTTGCGTCTCTTCTTGCGAGTGCATCCTATGAGAGCGTAGGCTGACGATATGGAGGCGTCACGTTTCGTCCTGTTCTTGTCATCGAAAGCCAGCCAGTCTTCTAGCGTGGCGTTAAAATACATCTCGGAGCTACCAACGTTGTTCTCCACGAACGACTCGATGGCGGCGTTTATCATCTGCGACACGTTCTCGGACGTGGAAGGCATACCACCCCTCACCCTCTCGTCTTCAGACAGCTTGTCCCGTTCCTTGTCCGTTCTTGTCATGGAGAACTTCCTGTAACCCCTGCGATACATCTCGTCTATGAGGTTGTTGACGTTGTTCTCTATGAGGGCGGGCATCCCGTAGAACACCATCGCCTTGATGGCGTCCTCGAAGAATATCTCCTTGGAATCCGGCCTGTTTATGTATTCTAGGAAGAAGTTGAAGTTGGGCGCCCCGGAAGAGTTTATGCCGGAGAACCCGTGTATCGCTCCCTTTGATCCCTTCCCGTCCACGGTCTTGTTAACACGGTACGGGTCTATCCCGAAGTTGCCTATATGCCTGTTAAGCGGCAACCACAACCCGTTCTCGAATTTCACGTTATTCTTGAGTCCTTCCTCGGGTATCCAGCTAACCAGAAACCGTCCATCCGGCTTGTCTATAAAGATGACGTGTCCACTATCCGCGACCCCTTGATACCACTCGAAGTTCCCCCTCCGGAGATGAGTTCCATCCATGTTATCGTTGTGCTTTATCTGGGCCAGTATGTTGGCTTGATTGAACATGCACATGTTAAGGGCTAGCTTGAACCCGTCCTCCTCGGTGCGGGGGTTCTTCCTGTGTTCTTCTAGCAATTGCTTCGGGTTATTCTTTAAAGCCTCGTCCACGTTGCTCAAGTACGTCTTGACGCCTATCGACATGTTCTCACCGTCCATCGTCCTCACCGGGGATTTAGGGTCCTCGACTATCATGTTCCCGTACTTGTCAATGAATCCCTCGTAATGCTCGAAACAGCTTATGAATATCTTGTACAGGTTGGTAACAGTCTGACCGTTACCGTCACGTTTTCTCGGATCGGAGTTGTAGTACAAGTACTTGTACCTGTCTCCAGCCAAGGCCTCTGGATCGTTGGCGTCCTTCCCTGTCATGAACTCCACGGTGGAAATCAGGATAGCCTTCCCGGTAATACGACGACCTTTAGTGAGACATTTTCTCACCATCGTGAAGTGAGTTAACGTGTTACCGTTCTGCTTCTTCCACTTGCTGAACTCGTCACCGAAGTAGAAAAGCAAAGCCTCGCCGTCGTAACTTGACTCGTTGGTGGGGCGGAAATTTATGCGGGTGTTCAACGCCACGTCCACGATTTCCTTCTCCTGTCCCGCCTTTTTTAGCTTGTTACCCGGCTGGGCGAACTCCAGCTCAGACTTGGATTTCTCGTCCATGCACATCGGCTTGAAGTAGAACGGGAGGTGGGAGAACATGGTAGTGAGCCTCACGAAGTTGGACTTGGCGTCGGTATCCGTCTTGGAAGTCATCCCGGTCAGCTTGTTCCTTTGCTCTATCGTCTTGCAAAGTATGAACGCCATGATACAGTCCGTTGCCCCGAAACGACGAATCTTTTCAAGGATAATACCGAGGCACCTGTTATCCCTGTACATCGCTTCAAGAAACAGGAACAACTTCCTCTGGGCGGCGGAGTAGTAGTAATACCCCCCGTCCGCTCCCGTGTAGCAATGGGTCATCATGAACCAGTGGGCGCCGGTTATGTACGTTGCCACCCCGTTGTTCATGAACCAGTACCCGTTCCGTTTCTTCATGTACTCGGAATCTATGTAATCCTCGTGTTTCTTGGCAGTCCGGGAAGTCAGTTCTCTTGGAGGTGCTTGCCTGCGCCAGAACTGGTCTTGCCTGAACCTCTTCCCCCAGTCAATATCCGCCTTGAGAGGTTTCTTGGGGAGGGCTATCCTTATATCGTTTATCTCGATGATCTCCCCCACCGTGCCTTCCGGGTCTATCACCACGGCATCAATGTCGGCACGATACCCTGACCTGTCCTTCATCTTGGCGAACTTGTCAGCGTATTTCTCGGCGTACCCTCCCTTGTAATCGCTCTCTTCAAGCATGATGTCTTCCTCTTCCAGCTTGCTCTTCACGTCATGAACGATATCCTCTATCTCCATCACGTCGTTGAATGCTACTAGCTTGGTGTCTATCATGGTGGATATGCTATCGGCATCGTTACCGATAACGTCATTACTCATCACGACGTCTTCCAAGCCGGAGTAGAGGGATTCCACCACCCCTTGGCTGGATTCTACTATCTTGTCTAGCGTCGCTCGAACCCACTTCTCCTGTTTCCTGTCATGATTCAGGATGGAACCAAGCATGTTCTTGCAGCTAGTTATCGCTTTCTTCTTTAATTTAATGGCGTTCTTGACGGTGGTTTCCTTCTCCATAACTGCCGTGTCAATACCCGCCGTGATAACCTTCATCAGTTCTCCCACGGCGATCTTGCACGATTGTATGAATCTATCTTCACTCATCTCGTAAATCTCCTATTATCCAAGGTGTTTTCATCCTGTACAGCACCCGGTCATCTATCTTGAACTCGTACTCCGAGTCAAGGTTGAACACGACGGGTGTACCATCGTTTACCCCTTGTTCTCGTAACGAGTCGTTAGAGTATACCATGATCCCGTGCTGCTTCTTGTACTTGTCAGCGTTCGCTATCTCGAAGCTACCCTCCTTGAACTTGTCGTTGGGGACGGGGGACACGTAGCACCACGGGTCAATCGCTAGATGATCCTCCCCCCTCTTCACGAGGTACACGAACTCCACCGGGATGATGAACATGTCATCGAATAGCTCGTTACTGCTACCCACCTTCCCGTCCACGTACTCCACGCTACGGCGCTTAACCATGTTGTGATGGAAGTAAGCGATGTCCCCGGGCTTTATTCTAGGATCGGATGACGTTACCACCTCCCCGTGTCTCACGACGTATGTCATGTCATCTATCGTGTTGTTCACGTAAAACTTGGTTCCACCGGGGGCGGTTATGGTAGTCTCGTACGTCTCGGGGACGTGAACGATCACCCCGTTAATCCCTTTCAAGTTCCTTTTCATAATCGCTCACGTCAATGGTTAAACTCCCGTCATCGTGACGGTATATCTCTTTCCACACCACCGCCTCGTTGCCGTCCTTCTCCCGGACGTGTATGGTTATCTTGTCACGGTTTTTAAGGCGCTCCTTCTTGATCGAGTGTATGATCATGCTCGTTAAACCCCCACCCCGTGACGTGAACGACAGCGATTGTCCCACCCGGAAGCATAATTTCCTGCCGTTATCCATGTAGCTAAATTCTCTCAATTCCATCTCAATTCTTAGGTACTTGTATTTATATTGACGCTTCACTGGAACGCTACTTTTTAGGTCTATATCTTGACGGTCATCCATAGTTAGTACCTCCACGTCCGAACCCCGGTGTACCACCGGTTTTTATTAAACATTCTTATTTACTTATTAAAATTCCACCCGCTAATCCTGCCAATCCCCACACCCACCATTTCTCGTACCACCGGTCCCTCTCCTTTATGACGAGGGGTTGAATGGCGGTGGTGGTAACGTACGGGTTCTCGTTGACCACCCTCACGAGGTACTCGGTGCTACCCATGAACTTCTTCCTCTTGCCGGAAACCAAATACTGGGAGGCGTACACCTCGAAGTTGTCGAAGTGAATTCCATCTTCCATCACCGTTCCGGAGACGTACCTGTACTTGTTCCTGTCATGGAAGGGTATGTACACGTTCCTGTAAACGGTATCAAATTTTATCGTTCCGGTATCCCTGTACACGGTGTTCACCTTGACGATAAACTCCGGCTTCATCCCCTTGATCAACTGTTTCAGGGAATCGTTCTCCTCTAGCACCTTGCTGGAAACCGATAACATGGATAGCTTCTCCGCCACCTCCCGGTTATACCGGTCCTTGTAAAGCCTGATGGTATCCTCCATCGCCTTGGCGTTATACACGTCTCTCCCCGCTTCTCGATCACGATTCACGGAGTTCAACGTGATAAACACCACTAGCACGGTAGCTATCCACGCTATCAATATTTTCCAGTTATTCTTCATCGATTTCTTCTATAACAGCTATTATCTCCTTGTCATGTATGGCAACGAACTCGTCGTCACCTAGGAAGAACGGCGTGCCGGTACGGGAGGGGTGCAACACGATGTCTCCCGCCTTCACGTCATCCCTGCCCTCGTTCATGGCGACAACCTCGCTCTTCCGTGTTATCTCGTTTCTCGTCTCCGGGATGAATATGCTCCCCACCTTTCGCATCTCTTGCTCTGTCTTCTTGATGATCACGTAATCGTTGATCGGCCTGATTCTTTTCATATCAATTAAATTTTAATTATTATTCTGTTTTTCAATTAGTTTAAGTATAAGCTCGTATTTAGACTTGTCCGATTCCCTCCAATCCTCAATATTCTTCCGGAGGGCGTCCATCTCCAGTTTTATGGTGCGTTCTAAACTCTTGAACTCGGCGTTATGGATTTCCCTCAAGTTCAACAACTCCTTCCTGATCTCGTTATCCTTGAAGTCCACGTACTCCTTGGTCGGCTTGTTGAAACTAGTCGCCATAGCCGTTGTTACCACGAGTGCCACGCCACCCATCACCGCCTTGGCAACGTTGCCTGTCACGTTGTCTATCCAGTTGCTCATTTTCAGAAAATAGTTTAGTTATGGCCTTCGCCATGATTAATAACGCCCCTATGATGAAGTTAAGCCATATTTTCCAAGTGTCAGAGAACGGGGATGTGGTTATCAACCCCTGCCACATGGGAAGGGTGTAGACGCACGTGTCGCCTATCATCTTTATTTTCCGTGGGGTGGGTTTCTTCCAGTTCTTGACACTAGCTTGCATGACTAACTCCTTTCTTCTATAATTTCCCAGAACACTTCATCACCATCCTTGATGAACTTCTCGACTAGAGCCTGTATGTCCCTGTCGGCACGACCCTGTATCGTTCTCTCCCCGGTACGGTTGTAAGCGACCAGAGGGCATCCATCGGTATCATCCACGTCATTGCCACCGTGAACTCTTATGCCGGAGAATTTCATCCCGTTAACGTCAACGGTTTGTCCCGGCGTGTTGTATAACAAGATCATGTCTCTCTCGTACTTCGGGCTGTAAGTGATGGCAACCTTGTACTTGTGGGCGGGGATGGCCGTCTTGCCGGGTATCTTCACGTCTCTCACGGCGTCTTCAAGCACCCAGCAGAAGTCCTCTCCTTCAATCTCGATCCTGCCAACCGTGGCATCATCGAAGAACTCTTTCCTGATATGTTTGATTACTCGTTCCATAACACAAATATACGAATTAAATTCTTCCGTAGTATCTAAAAAAGGCACCGAAAGGCCTAGTTCTCAAGTAATCCATGTTATCACGGTTCTCTTTAGCCTCCATCTCCATCGCCGAGGCGTAGTAAGCCTTGCTGTTGGATTCTCCAACCTCTTTCCCGTTGTCTTTTATAACGTGGTAAATGAACGATATTAACCACTCGACGAGGTACATGATGTAGTACAACGTGAAAGGCAAGAGGAACGGCAAGAACGCGTACCAGTGGTAGGGGGCGCTGAAAAGAAAACTAGCGAAATAAGCGATTATCATACCCATCGTGAAACAATCTTTCCATTGACGAACGTGAATACGTTCCTCGTTAATGGCGTAATCAGGCAACTGCCCTTCTTTCATTTTCGTTAATATGAAAGGGCCTAGCGTTATGGTTGAATACCCCTTGAAAAGTATCAACCTCGCCAACCAGTTGTTGTAGTAAATTTTTGTCATGTACATAATAATTAAATAATTAAGCCTTTATCGTAGCACCGAATGTTTGAGTAACCCCTTGAAATGTAAAGGTAAAAGTTGCATCAACATTCGGTGGAATTAAATTTAGATTGAGTGGAATATAACAACCACTCCCATCAAGATTATTAACAATATTTTTATGCCAATCACCCAATGCAATCGGAATATTAATACCATTTATGGTTCCCGTGGCCACTAAATCGTACCCCCCCAAATCATCAGTAACACCCACGTCTTTTGACATGGACCTACTTAAATATAAGCACGAGCTATTCGCTTTACTTATTGTTAACTTGTTCGTTGTAGACGCTTCAACCATGTTAGGAACTATCTTGTTTATCGTTGTTCCAGTACCACCGGTACACACGTAAGGTTTGATACTACCCCACGAATCTATTGATGTCGATTTAGACGAGCTTACGATCATATTCCCCTTGTACGCCCTGTGCAATAATTGAAGCTCCATCCCGGCAAGCGCCCTGTTAAAATACGAGTACTCTTGCAAGTAACCGTTCCACCAGTCAAGGGGTTCTGTCGTGTTGTGGAAAGCCCTACCAAGCCATATGTTCCCATCCCACCCCATCACGCCAGTACTACCGTAATCGACAGGTCCATTAAGGGGATAGTCAGAAGGGGACATTAAGCCGTATTTTTTACCGTTTAAATAAAAGTCAAAAGTTTTTGAAGGCCAGTCGAACACGACTATCAAATGATTCCAACCGTCTACTATCCAGTTTGTAACCGTGGCTTTACATACTTGATTTGACGCTCCATTGTACACTTGGAACCTCATCACTTTATCCATGGGGGTTCCCGGGGAATCAAGACCCATAGCGTATCCAAGACCCATCGTTCCATTACCATCTATAACACCACCCATGATCCCATCATAAGTCGTGTTAGCTTCCGCGCGACTATACGCGCACACGGATATGGTGAATGATCGCGTTCCCTTTACCACGTCCGGTAAACGAAGGGCTACCCCCCCACCAGACAAGTCCAAGCAGGGGGAACCGTTAAACCCGATCATGTAATAAGATATATTCCCCGCGTGATCAACCGGGTTATTACCGTTCCCGGAGTAATCATCAATGTCTCCACCTAACGGGAGGTATACCGTGGGTTTCAATTTTAGAATAGTGCTTATACCTGCCACTGGCCATATTTTCTTGCCGTTTAACCACGCTTCTTGTAATTTCTTGCCGTTCAAGGCTCCATCCACGAGCTTGCCTACTTTTCCTAGTTCTATTGCCATATCAAGCGAATTTAAGATACAACCTGCCTGTAACCTGTGACGATTCTCCCGGTATCGTGTCCACAACCTGAACCGACGTTACCATGTTAGCTGCCGACACCGTCTCGATACAATTACTCAACTTGGTATACTGGGACGATGACATCAACCCGTTAGAACTTGATGAAGCTAGCCCGTACGTAGTGTTCGTTGATGTTATGGTAATGTTGCCTGAAGCGTCACTTGATATAGAAGTGGCCCCGGCTCCAATGAACCTAACCTGATTACGATACGTGTTATCGTCCGTCACCTTCAAGTAAGGGTTAGAAGCAGCCGCGTTAGCCGCAGTTCCTGACGCACCGGCGTACAATCTAGTCGTGTAATGAGTGTTCGTGTCAGTGTCTGTCCAAGGAACGGAAACGTACATCTGTCCAGAAGAGTTCAATTGAACAGCATAGTTCTTGGCCGCTAGACCAGTCGCCCCGATCTTGACAAGACCGTAAGTTGATGAAGTAGCGGCACTGTAAGTTGAGTTAGTATCCGTCCACGGTACCGCCACGTACATTTGACCGCTAGAATTAAGCTGCACGGCGTAATTCTTCGCCGCCAAACCGGTAGCACCTATCTTCACTAAACCTAGAGTTGAAGATGTAGCCTGAGAGTAGGTGGTGTTGGTGGTGGGGGGGGTGTACCCTAGAGCCGTGGTCACCATTGATTTGGTGATACCTGTCAAGTAACCTCTACCAGATACCCACTCTTGGGTAGCAACAGGTTTTTCTCTTATGTACAGGTTTCCCCAATATCCATCAGCGTATCCAGTAGATGTACCGTTTTTCCAATGCCATGTAGTTGGGATTATTGTATCGCTAGGAGTTCTATAATTAATATAAATACCACTTTGATTAGATGTTAATATCCACTCGTTACCAGTATTAACTATGGCCGGGTAACCACTCAATATTTTAAATGTTGATAATGGGGCAAATTTACTGTTAGCCCACGTTTGCGTGGCGTACCCTGACAGGTCTGCTGAAGTGAGTAGTTTTGCTTTTGAAATTGTATTTCCGAGATAAGCACCATCAGTTCCTACAAATAAATATTTATTGCTTTCATAGTTATATATATAGCTTCCAATGCTAGACAAGAATCCAATAGCTGCCTTACTAGTTCCGTTTAATTGAACTTTAATAAAGGATTCAGTTTCACTAGAATTTGTGTTATTTAATATTAATGAATTAGATATTGAATTGATAATTAATTGACCAGATAATATTCCCCCTGTCAAAGGTAAATATCCACCTAGTTTAGTATTAACCCATTTAGTATCAGCTAGGAACTTCCAATCAGTAGAATTTCCAGTAGAAGGAGTGTATTTTCTATACGCCATTCCTGTACCATCAATATCCCCAACTAATTGAAATGCATAATCTCCGTCCCAGAAATAGGTAAGAGCTACTCCATCACCAACTGACTGTCCACTCACAGGGTCGACCCCCGGTTTATTAATTACATTTTCTCCAGCAAATGATGAAATTAGTAAAGCATCATTTGATGCTTTACTAATATTAAGATTATTTATTCTAGAATCAGATGAAAACCCAGAATATGATTTAATAATACCTGATGCGAATATACCGTTGGTAGGTACTTTTGCCGCATCCTCACCGTAATTACTGGAAACAAGCAAATCACCTATCTCTATCCCTCGTGCCGATCCCGAAATGGTGGCGGCTATCTTGTTATTAGTGTCTAATCTAAAATCAACACCTGTATTACCGAACATATACCTTTTAGAGTATATGGTGTGTATTGATGCGTAACCAAATGACCAGTCATTGGTGCCAAGGTATGAGGTGCCACCCGAATCAAGAGTTGCTTGAGTGTTAGGCAATAGTCCTTGGGCTGGCGTCCTAAGCCAATTGTAGGTAGTCCCATCTATTCTGGCGATAGATGGATACGTGTTCGCATCCATCACCAGCACAGCCACGTTCTCGTCCGCGGTCACTACTCTCTTCCAATTGGATGAATCACCATACCCTAGGTTATTGGCGGTTCTGAACCACATATAACGAGTTCCATTTTCAACATTATGATTAATATCAAAGGCGAGTTGAGGTCGAAGTACTACATTATTATAACCGGAATTATAATTGCCATCTATTTGTAAAACGGCACCATATGACATTCCGGTGGGGGCGTTAGTATTATGACCAATTGGACGATAGTAATTAAATACTATTTTAGGAGAATCTGGACCTGCAAACAAAGTATTGAAATCAGCATTAGATCCTTCAATATAAGTAACAACAAATCCATATGTCCACTTGTTGTTGGTTGGCAAGTATTGAGAGTAGTTGGATTCATCTAGTATCTTGTAATCAGTTGCTCCCTTGGTGTGAATCAAATCTACTGCGCCACTTCTTATCTTGGTAGTTCCTGTTGCACGACCAATATGTGCTAACTGAGTACTTTGTGTCCAAATCAAGGAATTTCCATCTGCATCATCTAGTGACCATACTGAAGGAACTTTCATTGACGTACCGTAAAACCTGTATTGAGCGGTATCATATTCCACGTCTCCTACTCCAATCCATGCAAAGTTTGAAGTACTACCGATTCCATGACCACCGATCCGAATACTAGTAGCATTATCACTATTGGCTTTAAACGTGATTGATCTTTCCCATCCACCTGATGTTGTTATACTTACCAATAATTGGCCAGTACTTGACACTTCAAATGGGCCCACGTTGAACTGTCCGGCAGTGAAGGTGTTTTGAGCGGTGAAGGTGTTAGCCTCGCTCTTCTTGGCCATGTCAGACACGTCCGGTATGTCAGAGGTGGAAGCGGGGGTGGGGAGGTTGCTAGCGTCCCATATCTTGTAACTATTACTATTCTTGATATGTACTAAATCAGTATCATTTGATCTAACATAACAGCTACGTATATTACTACCAAAAACAATAGTTGATTTACCAGCTGAAATAGCTGATGCGTCACCAAAATCAATTCTAAATATTGTATTTAAATCTAGGGATTCTGTACGAAACTTGTATTGTGCATTATTATAACTAACACTTCCAATTCCAATATATGCGTAATTAGCAGCAGTAGCTGAAATCATCGAACCAAAAGTCACTCTCGTATCTTCAAGACTATTGTACATGAAAGACAATGACCTTTCCCATGCTGTAACATTTTCTTTATATGGAATATTTACTTCAAGGTTACTATTTCTATCTACTTTAAAACTACCAACAGAGAACTTGTTGGCGACAAACGAATTCGTTCCAGTGAAAGCGTTATTCCCTGACTTGGTGGCGGGGTCGGGGAGGTTGTAGGAATCTAGTATTTTATATGAACCTGTTGATCTAAAATGAATCACATCAGTATCTGATGTATATATTTGAGCTTTCCCGTCAATATCTCCAATATGTGTTGTTCCTTCAATAGATTTACCGATTAATCTTCTTTCAACACCATTATTATCTTTAGATTTAAGTACTATACTATTATTCATAATTATAGAACCGGTCATGGTTCCTCCACTCAACTTCAAGTAATTCTTGAGAGATTCAGTGGTCCCCGTGTTAACTGCATCTATGGCATCTGACACGGCCTTGACGGTGGGGGCGTAGTTCGTTTCCTTGCCGGTTAACACGCTCTTGAGGTCAGCCTGGTACAACACCTCCGAGCTGTCCGAGAAACGGTAGAACGTGTTAGCCTTTAACGTGGTGTCGAGGGTGGATGTACCGTTATTCCCTATTGACAGGCACTTGCCAGTAGTCTCCAGGCGGAGGGTGGAGGCGGTAGTTTGAACCTTGTTGTTCACGATAATATTACCAGAGAAATCGAACAACCCCGAGCTAGAAGAAAACATCGTGTTAGAAGATGAAGTATTGGCCCTCCACCAGTAATCATTGGTATGGAACTCGATACTTCTACCGTCTTGAGTGATGTAAACGTCATCGAAAGCCAGGTACAATTTCCCGCCATACGGTACCTTGTTCGTGGTCACTACCTTCTTGTTATCGGCATCCCATGACAGGAACATGCCATCGGTTAGTCTCGCTTGATCAAGAGAGTACAACACCTCGGCATTGTCTGATGCACGATAAAAAGAAGGTGCTTTAACTCCACAAGAAGCGATTATAGTGTTTGGACTCCCCACACTGTGACTATAATACGAGAAATAAGCATTCTTACCCCCTATGATAACATTTTTATCAAGGACGGGACTAATGAATGAAGGTTTTTTTATATCAAGAATAAACTTGTCATTAGAACCACTAGAATCTCCAAGTATTATACCATTCGTGTTAGTTGAAATTAAGGAATACTTGACTTCATCCTGTGGCATACCCGGTAATAACGCCAAGATGGAATCATCGCCACTCATGGATAATCCTAATCCGGCTTCCATAAACTTCATTTTGAGGGTAGCGTCAACGATTTCCGGATCAAATTTGAAATCTAACGATTTGTTATACGGTATCACGTTAGTGGTCTTGAACGTCTTGGTGGCGGCGTCCCACGAGGCGAACATCCCGTCAATCATGTCCCCCACCGGCTGTCTAAGTGCCACGTCGAACATGTTCCCTTCTTTCCCGATCTTGAACATCCCGTCCGACTCGTTGAACCCGAACATGAAGTTCTGTTCCGTTCCACGATCTACCTCTATACCGGCGAAACCTGCCGTTACACCGGCGCCAGTCTCTCCCTCGTTAATCAGGATCATGTTATCACGCACTTCAACCCTCTCCGCTTGAGTTATGAAAGTGTCACCCTCTTGAGTGACGTCACCTTTTATCACGAGGTTCTGCACGGTGAAGTTAGCGTAACCGGCGTCTCCCTTGGTGCGGGTAGACAATCCCCCACCTTCCGCTTTTAACATGGCTCCAGTGTTACCGGAGTCTATAACGAACGTCTTGCTCGTGGTACCCGTGTCCGTGTTTTGCTCGTGAGACAACGCCTCTAGCGCTTCAAGCCTGTCGTCCGTTGATCCTGAAAGGTCCGTTATCTGTCGTTGCAAGTCTTCCTCGACGCCGGTGGCTCGCTCGGTCTCGGCGGTTATGGCGTTTTGAAGGTTAGTGTCGGCGGTTTTCATTTCCTGCCGTATCTTCGCCTCTTCCGCTTTTGCCCTGCTGGTTTCAGTGGCTATGTCGCTAGCGTTCTTTGATATGGCGGCGTCATGATCCTCGTCCCGGGCTGTCGATCTGGCGACTTCCGATTCTATGGCGCTCTTGTTAGCGTTAACGTCCACTCTTAACCCCTTGAGCAAGGTGTCATGCTCGGCGTCCTTGGCTGTTGACCTGTCGATCTCAGCGTCTAGCTTGGAGCTGATGGAATACACGTCATCACGCAACCCTTCCAGTAACTCGTCATGCTCCTTGTCTTTAGCCACCGACCTGTTGATCTCTTGATTCAACATCTCGTTGGTGGAGGTGAGGTCTTGACGGAGGTTGGCTATCTGCTCGTCATGTTGCTCGTCCTTCCCCGTGGAACGGTTGATCTCACGACGTAACTCTTCCTCTATCCTTCTCACGTTAACGTACGTGGCGTTCAGGGAATTAACCAAGTTGGTATTGTCCCACGTGTCAAGAAGATTCATGTCCCCGATAACCTTGAACATCATGTCACCGGTAACGAACTTTTTACTTCCCTCCTCGATGGGACCGGATAAATTCTTTATTATTAAATCAAACGTGATCGTGTTCGGTCTAGCTTCAAGGTCGGCACCCGCTTGTATCATAAACAAGTCGGAGTCAGCCAGCGTGCTGACCAACTCCATGTCTTGCGTGAACCTTATCTGCTTGACTTCCCCGATCACCGGGATTTCCGGTAACTCCGATGAATCCACGTTCTCTAGGGTAATCTTCTTTGACATTTTTTCTAGTTCTTTCTTGGCCGTCCTTTCGGTTTAGATTCTTCCTTGGATTCCTCATCGACGGGGGCCGGGTTAAACGTTTTATACAAGTCTTCCAGTTCCTCGTGTTCCTTTTCCACTTTCTTCAAGGTCTCCGGGTCAAGCAATCCTTTCTCCGGGTTCTCGACGATCATGGTCATGAAACGATCGAACAATGACATTACAGGACCGTTAAGGCTGTTGCCTTGCATTTTCTTCACGATCTCGTCACAGATGAAACTTACCACCATGTGATGTAACTCGTAATCTCTAGGTTCTTGACCCTTCTTGTTCCATGACACGGTTCCCTTCTTCTCGTCAGAAGTGATCTCGAACTCCTCGTAATCCTTTGGCGACAACCCTAGGGCGAGGGAGGCGGATTGGCACATCACGATTTCTTTTTTCGTTCCGTTCTGCGAATTAAAAGATTCGATGACGTTTGATAACAACATCATGCGGTCTAAAATAGTCAATTTAATTTTCATTTCAATGTAAATTTAATATATTAATAAATCATGGATTCCATGTACCTAGTTCATAATTAGGCATAGAGTATCCCATCCAGTTATTATTGTCAACTTTTATAACGAACGTGGCGTTATCTCCATCGCATTGTAACGCTGAATATCTTGATCCATTCCTCAAGAATTTCTCGCTAGAACTTGAAAGTAAAATATCGTATCCTTTACTAGATGAACTCATTATGATATACCACGATCCGATAGAATGATTTATTTCAAGGTAAATTTTCTTCCTGCTCCCTTCACCAGTAAGAACTACCATGTTATTAGCGTTACTTAATACTGATACTGGATTAGTACCTTCCAACGTGATAACATTTATTCCCCTGTGAATTATAGAACATTTTCTCCCGTACAAGTTTAAACCACCCACTTTCGTGTCACTAGTTTCACTTGGACTAACATCTATCCATCCATTCTGAATTTTTACATCACACCAAGAAGAATTAGCTCCTTTCATGAATATAGCTCCCCCATTACCCATCGTGATATACCCGTTCTCAACGTGCAAGTCACCATCATTTATTCTTATGGCTTGAGGCCCAGTTCCAAGTAAAGTGTTTCTAGTTCCACCCGTGACAGACAGGAACATTAAAGTGGTGGTATCATAACTACCTCTCTGTTTAACTTTCCCGTACAACATGGGACTAAGTCCAGTTGAGGGTGGAATAACTGACGTACCGATAGCTATTTGTCTATCCCAGTCGCTATCAGTGGAGTTGTAATTCTCACGATAGATTAGTCCACCGTTGTACAATTTTGACTTGTAATACGTTTTCCCGTTCTCTGTAACTTGATTGTAAGCCAGACCGTCAGAATCTATGGTAAGGTTACCTATCTTTCCAGAGCTGGACATGATGGTACCTTCAATGAAGGCGTTCTGGGCGTACAATATACCGGAGTCACTCACGGCGAACGTTACCTTGTCGGTTGGAGGATCGTAGCTATCAGCACCTAGCTGGGTGGTGGCGTACGATAGAGCGGCCTTGGCGGCGTCAAAATCTCCCCCGCTGTAAAATCTAGGTACACGGTTCCTGAACTGTCTTATGGTCCACACGTCACCTTGACCGGGTGCGAGCGTCGATCCACCGTACATACCTCCCGTCTCCACCCAGTCGCTGGGTATCTCGTCAGGAACGGAACTACCGTCACGCAGGGATGGGGAATAACCAACTTTAACCCAAGTCGTTGAAACCAGTCCCCCCTCTATCTCCGTGTCTTGTTGCAATGCGTGCTTGAGGTAGTCGAGGGTGGTGACGTCGTTAAGGTCGTTGTTGATAACCGGCACGTCCTCCGTGTCTATCATGTTCTTCCCGGCTGAATCGAAGAAGGCGATGAACCGGATGTTTGTAGGCCAACCTTTCGTTGAACTTTTCGCCAGCGTGTACGTGTACTTCGTGGTTGCGGTACCACCTGAAGATTTTATAACCGTCCAGTTCTTCATGAAATCGTAAGATACCGCCACGTACCAGTAACAAGAGTAATCGGTAACACCAACCCCTCCCTCACCCTTGTGGGCGGTAGCGGTCACGGTGGCAGGATTGGCGCTATCATCACGAATCGAAGCGCTAGAACAATCGGTGGATAGCCAGTAAGCCGTGCCGGGTAAACCGTCAGCACCGTCGTTACCGGGGGCGCCGTAAGACCCGTAAGTCCACCCGGACACCGAGCCGAACTTGTCAACGGTCCTGCTACGCATCCAAGCGAAAGGCTTCTCTACCGTAGTGCTTTGCGGGCCGTCAGTCCACGAGCTTTCCGCTATATCCGAATGGCTAGTCCTAGATTTGCCGATAGAGAACTGGAACTCGGTGTAACCACCGGATTCCCCGTCCTTGCCGGGCTGCCCTTGCTCTCCAACGACACGAATGGCGTCAGACCAAGCGTCACTACCCACCTTCTGTCTCATGTAGATGTCTCCCTCCACGAACGGGTAATGCCACCCGGACGTCCCGTTAACGGAGAATTGAACCGATATGGAATCACCCTCCGGTCCACGTTCACCTTGAGGGACACGGATAACCTTGAACATCTTCTGGATGGAGGGGAAGGCGCCGCTAGCGCTAGACACGTTGAAGATAACCGAACCGGTCATGTTAGACCCGGTGAAACCGGTTACCTGAACTTGAACGTACTCGGAATTGTTGGTTCTCGTGAACGTGATACCCGAGTCGGCGGACACGGTTACCGTGGCTTGGCTCGTCACGTTCTCGGTCCCGTAGAACACCCGCAGTCTAGTCAGCATGTTGTTACCGTAGTAACCACCGCTACCGTCAGAGTAGGTGTTCGTTGAACCCACCTCGTTGTCAAGGTCTATAACGTAGTTGGACTCTCCAGGTATCCCGGAAACGTCCTGTATCAACACGACCTCGCTGTCGCAGATATTAACGAAACCCTGGTCGAAGTAAAGCTCCGCCCTGAGGTTCGTCCACGACGGGTCGATGTCAACGTCTATGTAAGGTACCTGTGAAGTCCACGACTTTATCGTGGTCCAGGTCTTTTGATTATCTTTAGAATAAGCGGTTCTCCAGTACCCCAGAGACCACCCGGTAACACCGTCGGCAACAGAACCTCGTTTTGCCGTGAAACGCACTCTAGGGGGGTTAGGAGACCCGTTCAACATGTTGATAAACCTAGTGTCCGGGACGATCCAGTAAGAGGCTCCAGATGGACCCGTGATCACTACCGGGGTACTCCAACCGTCTTCCGGTACCTCCGTGGCGGGGGGTTCAACGGTACCCTTCCTCATCCACAGGAACTCGTTCCCGCTAGTGGTTGGGGGTCCGTCCTGCCAGCCGGTAACGGGAGGGTTCTCGATCGACGTGTTCTTGGCGAACTGGTACTCGACGTAAGTGCCGTCCTGACCCGCCTCCCCCACGATTCTCATGGGGTCTGACCAAGTAACGCCGTCATCCATCTTCTGTCTCATGAACACGTCATCCACCCTGAACGGGTAGTGCCAGTTGGATTTTCCGTCCTTCGAGTATTGCACCTGCAACCCGATCCCGTCTTTCCCCTTGTACTCCGACCACTCGTACTCCCGGTTGTAGTAAGCCACGTCAATCACTTGCTCCTGTCCCGGCGGGAACGTGTCTTCTTGCTGGTTAACCTGATTGTAAGAGAAGCCTATGTACCTAAGCCCTTCAGCCGCCCCGTCGTTCGTGACCTGTGAAAGGTCAGTGATCGGGTGGGTGGTGGAGAACTTGATCCATATGAAACGGTCACTTCCCGGGGGTCCCGGCACTCCCTCCCCGGTCAACAGGGAGAACTTGTAATCGGCCGGGTTAAGCGGTAACGGCGGGTTCGGCGTTTCCTTGTCGTGCGCCAGCCCTATGTATTTCTTTCCCTCGGGGGTGAGCGATATTCCCGTCCCCGCCTCGTCATCGGCGTAAACGATCCACACGTAACCACCGGGTCCACGCTGTCCCTGCTCTCCCTGCTTGTTCTTCGAGATATTAAACCTCTTTTGCAAGGTGGGGGCGTTTATCGTTTCCGGGTCCATCGTGTTCTTCGGCATGCAGGTGAACAGGATGAAACCGTCATCCTCTTCCATGCCTTTCACTTGAACGGTCTTGCCGTTGTTGGTCGCTAGGTAATCTATCGTGGAGGGGGTTGCCTCGGTGGCGAAGTTGTACTTGGAGCTTATGTCCTTTCCCCCCTTCGTTACCATTGCCGTGGACTTGGCGTTATCGCCCCAGTAACCACCGCTACCGTCCGGTTGCGTGGAAACTATGCAGACGTCGTTATCTAGGTCCAGAGAGTAAGCGGCCTCGCCCGGTTCACCTTTTATCTCCTCGGAGCTTAAAGCACCGTCGAAAGTCTTGCTACAATTGAACGTTAGGTCCATCGTGATACTTGACCCCTCGAAGTTAACGGTGAGGGTAACTGACGCCATGTCCTGGAACATGTCAAGGATGTACATCTCGCCACCCGCCTGCGTGAGGGCTGCGGTACAACCTGACACCTTCTTTATGGATAGCTTGTACTGGCCCTTGCCCGGGTTAGGGTTGGGGGACAGTAAAGTGGTACCGGCGTAAGCCACGACACCCGTCTTGGCACGACCGTTCTCCCCGAGCTGCCCGTCCTTGATCTGCCCGTTGTAATCGGACGCTATACCCACGTACGGGTTATCCAGCACGGCGATGTAACCACCCGCCCCGTTGATACCGTCAGATACCTTGATAAGGGAGGCGACGTCGGAGTACTTCTCCCCGTCCAGTTCCACCTCGTACATGACGGATAAAGTGCTTTTGCCAGCCCACCACTCCTTGTCTCGGGTGATGACCAGTGTCTTCTGGTTCTCCCCCTCTATCTCCTTGAAACCGTCGCTTGAAAGGTAGTACCACCTGCGGTAACCGCCGAGATCGGAGTTGAAGTTGTTCTCGGATACCCGTATCGTGATCTCGTCCGGGGTCGTGTTACCGTCCTTGTCGGTGATGAAGGCGGGGGCGGGGTCAGGCATGATGTCAACGCTCTTGGACACCGCCTTGTTTATATCGTTAATCAACTTGTCGTACTCGGCGAAGTTGTCAAGACCGGTACATCCCGGGCCTATCATGATGTTCTCGAAACGACCGTTCTGCACGAATATACCGGCGGCCGCCGAGTCTAGCGGGTCTCTACCGAAAACTCCCACCCGTTTTCCCGTGAGGTCGTACGAGTTGATACCCATGTATATGGAAATCGCCGGGGCCTGGTCAGAGGCGGCATCCAGCATGATGGCGGATTGTCTCGGCTTGTTCTTGTCGTCTCGATGACCGAACAACACGATCTCGTCACCGGCCTCCGGGACGTCACCGTTACCGTCTTGATCTGTCTTCGACAGGATGCAGTAATCGGCGCCCACGGCTATGACGAGACGCCAGTAGTACTTCTGGTGTTCTAGCGTGAACTTCTGGCATCTGGCTTGGTCGTAAACGATGAAATTATTCAAGTCACCGTCCTCGGCGTAACACTTGTAACCTTGATCAAGCTCCTCCACCCTGCCTATCTTCATGTTGGTGGGGGTGATGATCACCTGACCGGCCTGCGCCGTCAACTGCTGTATAACTAGGTTAACGAACGTGGCTTTCTTGCGGATGTAAGCGTAATCCACCTCTAGGTGAGAGTTACCGGTCTCGTCGTTCCATAACGATCCCCCGGCGATACCCTGTTGCCACCCGGGGGTGTCGTAATGCGTGGCGATAAGCCTAGTGAACGCCCCGGCGAACAGGTCAATCCATATCTCCGCCTCCGGGTTCTTGAGGTCCTCGGCACGTATGTAAGTCTTGAGACCGTCACGGAATATCCTGAATATAAGATCGTTAATCGTGATAGATTCACCAACCTTGAGCCACTTCGAAACCGTCAACGTGTTGAATATGGGATCGGTGGACGGGTTACCGCTACCTTCCCCCACCCCCAGCAACTTGCCCAGGGTCTCTAGCGTTATGGTTTCGGGGTCACCACCGAGGTTGTCAGCCCTCTGCGTCATCAGGAAGTCAGCCAGTGACGGGGAGGGGTTCTCTTTCATCCCCGTGGGGAACTTTATGGAGTTGGGAAGCGCCCTTGAGCTGGCTCCCAACAGTATCTCTTTCTTCTCGTCGCTCATGTCAAACTACTTTTTAGGCTTGCCGCCACATCCTTTGCGTTTTTTGCTTTTCATGGTGATTATCTTTAATACTTAGGCAAATATATAAAAAATATTTTGATTCTAAGAATAAAATACTCACCTTTGTATCATCACGTGGACGATCTCCAAGAACAGATATTTAACACCGCACGGGCTACCGCCCATTTCACGCTACAATGACTTAACCTTCTACTAAATTCCCTCGTCCACGTGATTTTTTTTTGCCTTCACGCTTTGTTTTCTCGAAACTTCACCGTATATTTGCATTGCTATGCAGTAGTGGATAGATTAGGAGATCAGAAACTATGACAAGCAACATTAAATTTTTGCGTTCTACGAATTTATTAGATAAAAAAATTAACCTGTGGCACACGGGACTTGTACGTGGAGGTTCCAACTATGGATGACCGTCAAGAAATTGACCTAAAAAGTAGCGTTCCGGTGAAGCGTAAATACATGAAAATGTAAGTGCCTTTGAGAGCTTATCCTTGACTTTCTGATCTCCAATCAACACTAGTCCGGTCAAGGATTTCTCTTTTTATAGAGATTCCCACGACAAGAGGTATATAGCGGCAGTTGAAGACAGAGCGACCTGTCGCCCCGGTTGACACCCGAAAACGCTCACCAAGGCTAGAGTGCCTGGAATATAAACTGTTCATGAATAAGGTTCAAAGAAATCTCGCTACGTCTGTACGACTTGACGACGAGTAACCCATGCCGAAAGGTACAAGGTGGAGGTCATGGACCACCAACGGGCCGAATCGCTCCTGACAAGGAATCCATAGCACAGGTTATGGAGGGGAGACAGGAAGCTTTCATGGAGAGGGAGTGGGAGTCACTCGAACGATAACGTTCCCGCCCACCCTTAAGTATTCTTCTTGTTATTTAATGCTCGCCGTGGAGGACTCCTCCCATCTACTACACTATATTCTTCATGAATATCACTTGTATAGTTAATATAGATGTAGTATATTAGTAACATTTATATTACTAATAACCTACTAATATATAATAAATATATTATAGGTGATGCCATGTAAAGAAAGCGGTGAGTATTAGCTAGCATGGGGAAGAAAAAGTCGGAGGTATGTCCTTACTTGAAATGGATAAACAGAGAATAGAAACGGTGTTCAAGATGGAGAAGGTCAAGCAAGATAGCAAGGCAGCGAGGCTGAAAAGGATGGTGAGGTTCAAAAGAGAGATACTCCCCTCCCTCGACGCTTACGATGTTAGAGCCTGTAACCATGCCACCATGTTCAAGTTCTTTGACGAGAGGTGGGGGGAGATAGACGTTTACCCGATGTCGGACAAGCTACTCGTTATAGAGGACCACGAGTGGGTGAGGGGGGCTAGGAAATGGATAATTAAAAATATATTCTTGGAACGATAGAAATAGAATGAAAAAAGAAAAGATAAATTACTTCATCGTCGAGATAGAACTGTACTCCACCGATCTGCTCGTGGTGGTGGGAGATATTGAGGGGGCGATAAAATGGCTAGATAACAAGAACGTCAGCGAGGATGACATCGAGTTTGTCAAGTCTTCTTGCAATACCGGATCGCAAGGTACTACCTGTTTGTTAAGTAATAACGCCTTGTTCATTAGATTAATTCACTCCCCCACCACTCATGAATATAAAGGAATACTGGCTCACGAGGTATTCCACGCTACTAGCATTCTACTCAGGAGCAGGGGAATGTCACTCGTCAAGGAATCGGAGGAGGCTTACGCTTACTTGTTGGAATTTATATACAGGAAAATAGTCGAGAAGATAGAAGAATTGAAGATAAAATGATATATTTGCATGTCTTTGCTTTGAATTATAGTAAGTGAATTGTCCCCCTCGTGCCACGGGCATTGGAGGGGGAATTTCAAGGTTTTCATTGTTAACAATAGTTGTTCGAGGGTGGGGAAAACACAGGACACCACACCCTCTTTTTTTTTACGCTTATGGAAAATTACGACATCTACAATAGCACAACCAACAGGGAATACAAGGAACAGGCCGAGAAAGCCATGAAGACGTATTATGACACTTTCGAGGAAATAGAAACCGTGAGGGTATCCCCACGGCTCCAGTATGTAAAGAAACGGCTTAAACAGAAAAAATCATCAAACGGTAGCCGTGGTAACGGTGATGGTAAGCGTTGAGTTATCAGATAACGTGCATTTTCCACCGGTGATCTTGCCGGAAGAATCGGCGGTGAGGCTGATAGCCTTAACGGATTTACCGTCAGCTCCCTTCGCCCCGGCAGCGCCAGTAGCACCTTTAGCCCCGGCTGGACCTTGAGGACCGGTAGGACCGGCAGGACCCGTGTCTCCCTTCTCCCCCTTCAACTCTCCAGATTCCAGTTTTTGCTGGAAGCTTTTACCGTCATCGAAAATAACGGAGGAGGCGGGGACGGAGTAAACGAACGTCTCTTCCTCGGTCAGGTAACAGGCTTGAGTTACCTCCGTTCCGGAAACGATGTCAACGAAGATGTCACCACTCCCCGGGATCACGAATTCCAGTAAAACGTCAGTACGATCGGGAGTCACCTTCTTGTACAACACCGGGTCGTAATTCTCGGGATAGAAATAAACGAACACGTCAGAGTTATCCACCCTGTCAAGGAAGACGTGAACCTTCCCGCTAGCTTGAAACGAGACCTTGTACTTCTTGTCGTCGGTCTCCTCGAATTCTAAAACTTTTGTTGCCATATAATAAACGTAAGCACTTACGCTTTCACGTATTGACGCTTCACCGGAACGCTACTTTTTAGGTCAATTTCTTGACGGTCATCCATAGTTGGAACCTCCACGTCCGAACCCCGTTGTGCCAACGGTTTTTTATTAAACAATAAATTCTGTTCTT